GTAGGTGGCGGAGAACCTGCAAGACAAGCAAGAAAAAAAGCAACAATGACAGGTGGAAAAGGTAAAGCAGTATATGATGAACTAACAAAATTAGCAGATGCAGTTGGACTAAAAATGGCATCACCAACTAATTCAAGAACCACTTCAAAGATGATGGCTCCTACAGCAATAAATGGAAAGAGAAAAGACGAAGAAATTAAAGTAGACAGACAAGATGGTAAAGTTGTAAGTGCAAAGATTGCAGGTCAAACACATACGAAAAAGTCTGTACCAAAAATAAGTGATGTAGAAAAAGCTTTGATAGACAAAGGTGTAGACTCTAATGATGCACGAAGACAAGCAAGAAAAGTAGTATTAGGTATAAAAAGATATAATGACCAAATAGATTTATTAGCAGAGACAGCTGAGGCAAGTAACGGTAAATTAGAAGTAGTTGATTATGGTGATACAAGCACTACTGAAGGTAAAAAGACTGCAATTAATCAATGTTTACAAGACTTGGCAAATACATTAGAGGAAAAATTAGAAAGTACTACACCTCCTCATCCACCATTATCAAGAAGCCATTATGAGATATCAGCATTAATTAGAAATATAAAAAATCCATTAGAAGACCCTGAATGGGATAATCTATCATTTGAAGAACAACAAGAAAGAGCAGAACAATTTAATGAAGAGATGGGTAAAATATTAGTAGAGATGAATGCTTCAGGTGATATGATGACTTCACGTGCTGAAGTAGCAGAAGCTATAACTTTTATGCACAGATTATCACAAGGATTTACTGCTATTTTACCAGCATCTGAAACTTTTAAAGTAACTGATGTTTATGCTATAAAAGACCCAGGCGACACAAACGACCCTAAAAAATTAGCAGAATCAATACAACAAGTATTAGTTAGTATTGAAGTATCAGGCGGTGAAAGTGTAAAGTATGATGCAGGAGCTAGGTCTTCTTCTGCTGGTAAAGTATCGTTAACCGTTTATAAGAATAAAGGCACACGAAAAACTATAAATGATTTACTTGATACATATGATAAGGTTTACAATGGAGATGATTATCCACCAAGTGATGAAGTTATAAAAGAGTTAGACAACGTAAAAGATGCGACTAAAGCACAAGTTGTAAATGATGGTATTATGACAGAAGAGGAATATGATAAGATTTACAACGCAGGATTAGAAACAGGTGAAAAAGCTTTTGCGGCATTTATGAAAAAAGCGGGGAATAAAGGAAAACTTATGAAAGCAGGTTTTTCTAAAGATGATTTGAGAAGAGTTAAAGAAAGTTTTATGAAACATTGTGCGCACGGAAAAGTAATGGCAGGAATAAATAATCGTGATACAGAATACAATAAGTTTAATAATGTTGCACATAAGATATCAGGATTTAAAAAAGATTCAGACACAGACGAAGTTATCAAAAAAGGTAAATATAAAACCGTAGAAGCAGATGGTATAGATACTATTTCAGGAATGGATTTTAGTTGTGACCAAGGATTTAAGATTGCAGACCCTCCAAAGAAAAAAGTAAGTCCTGAAAACACTAATCCATCAGCAATCGTAGCTTTAGACTCACAGACAGGAAAAAAAGTTAGATAATGATAGATTCACAATTACTTTGTACTTTCTCTAACAAGAAAGAACTTACTGAAATGGTCTTACTCATCAAAGAGTCTGCACCACTTTCTATGAAAAAACTTTATGTTTTAGAAAGAACAGAAAACTCTAATGAGTTAATGTTGACCTATAATGTGTTAAAATCAGAAGTATCGGGATTTCTCCCTAACACAATTCTTTTACATAGAAAAAAAGAAACAAACACACTATACACAATCAATGCAGTTAACATTATTATTAAAGATGCTAACAACGGTATCTTAGACACATCGTATAGATTACAATGGAACAACTATCGTAATTGTATTTTATTGACAAATAAACAAGGCTTAAACAAAATAGATACACGATTAAAAGAAATTATTGATTTATAAAAATAAATTAACGTTTTGAATTTTACAACCATACTTATATATGAATGGTTACTCAAGTAACAATTAACAATTAAATAATAACAATAGGAGAATATCAAATGGATATTACAGCAATACGCAAAAGGTTAGAGCAACTTCAAACTTCTAACACGAAAACCAATAATCTTTGGAAACCACAACCAGGAAAACAAGTAGTCCGAATCGTGCCTTATCAACACAATAAAGAGAATCCTTTTCAGGAACTTTTCTTTCATTATGATTTAGGTGGCAAGACTTATTTGTCTCCGATAACATTTGGTCGTCCTGACCCAATCGAAGAGTTTGCACAAAAACTTCGTTCAAGTGGTAACAAAGATGATTATCAGATAGCAAAGAAACTCATGGCTAAAATGAGAACATTTGCACCTGTAATAGTTCGTGGTGAAGAAAGCGAAGGTGTTCGATTTTGGGGCTTTGGTAAAATGGTTTATCAAGAGCTTCTATCTGTAATAGCAGACCCTGATTATGGTGACATCACAGATTCAATGAATGGTCGTGATGTAACGGTAGAATTTATTTCTGCTGAAGAAGCAGGAAAGAACTTTCCTGTTACTAACATAAGGGTCAAGCCTAATCAAGCTCCAATCACAGAAGATGACAAACTTCTCGATAAATTATTAAATGAACAACCTAATATGCAAGAGATGTATCAGGAACGTTCTTATGATGATTTGACAGAAATTCTCAACAATTGGTTGACTCCTTCTGAAGATGAGAGTTCTGATAAAAAAGATGCGTCTGTAACTTCTGAAGTTCTTTCACAAAAAACCGTAAAAGATACTTCTGAAGCATTCGACCAACTCTTCAATAAGTAAACAATAAAACACGAGGTGGTCTCCACATAAGACGGGACCACCTCTATTGTAAAGGATACGTATGGGTAAAACTAAAGATGATTTAGCTAATATCTTAGCTGATAATTTAAACAAAAAATTTAAAAATTACAAAGTAGCTTACTTTCTCGATGGTAGTGATTCAACACCTACAGACATAAGAGAGTTTTTATCTACAGGTTCAAGTATCTTAGATTTAGCTATTTCAAATAGACCTAATGGCGGTATTGCTGTTGGTCGTATAACTGAAATCAATGGATTAGAATCAAGTGGTAAATCTTTACTTGGTGCTCACATACTCGCAGAGACTCAAAAGAAAGATGGTGTTGCAGTTTATATAGATACTGAAACAGCAGTTAGTGAAGAGTTTTTACAAGTGATTGGTGTAGATAATAAAAAAATGTTATATCTTCATTTAGAAACGGTAGAAGATATTTTCGAAGCTATCGAAGAAATAATCACAAAGGTTCGTGAATCAGATAAAAGCAGATTAGTTACAATATTAGTTGATTCAGTTGCTGCGGCATCTACTAAATTTGAAATGGAAGCTGATTTTGATAAAGATGGATATGCGACACACAAAGCAATCATCATATCTAAAGCACTTCGTAAGATTACTCAAATGATAGGTAGACAACGTGTAGCACTTGTATTTACTAATCAGTTAAGACAAAAACTTGGTGTTATGTTTGGTGACCCTTATACAACATCAGGTGGTAAAGCACTTCCTTTCCATTCTTCAACAAGACTTCGTTTGAAGAACAAAGGTCAAATCAAAGATTCTAAAAAGAATACTATTGGTATGACTATAACTTCACAAGTTATAAAGAATCGATTAGGACCGCCTTTAAGACGAGCAGACTTTCCTTTGTACTTTGATAGAGGTATTGACGACAAAGCATCTTGGTTACAAGTTATGAAAGAATACAAACTTGTTAAAATAACAGGAGCTTGGTATACTTTAGATTTCAATGGTCAAGAGATTAAGTTTCAATCAAAAGACTTTGAAAATATCTTAGAAGAGTATGATGGACTTGAAGAAAAGTTATACGATGAAATTTGTAATGTTTTGATTTTAAAGTATGATACTTCAGCTCTCGGATTAGATGATGTTGTAGAAACTGATAAACCTGTAGATGATATAGACGAGTTATAATGAAGATATTAATAACAGGTGGAGCGGGTTTTGTCGGTACTAATTTAATTCATAAAATTCTTAAAGAGCAACCTGGCACTTACATTCAAGTCTTAGACAATTACTCAACAAGTAGTCCTCTAAACAAAATTGATAATGACAGAGTAACGTATCACGAGTTTGACCTTACAGATTATTTCTTTGATAAACATCTCCACGAAGTAGTAGTAGGTGAAGGTGATTGGAAACCTGATATGATATATCATCTCGCTGCTTTAGCAAGGATACAACCATCGTTCAAAGACCCTCAAAATACTTTCGCAGCTAATGTAGTTGGCACACAAAATATTTTAGAGTGGGCGAGAGTTAACGGAAACATCCCTGTTGTATATGCGGGTTCAAGTTCTATTCACGGCGACCACTATGCTAATCCATATACTTTTTATAAGCATAACGGTGAGATGTTGTGTGAGTTGTATTCTAAAGTATATGGCTTACCTACAATCATAACGAG